GGATTTCGCATCAAGAGTCAAAAGGTCGCACCAGACGAATGGTCCGTTTAGACCTTCGCGTGGTCGCTGCAGACCCATTGACCTCGGTCAATGAGTATAAGACTGTGGGCGTCTATCTCGTTGTGGATCAGCCTGAATTTGGCTTTTCCGCAGATGCGATAGACGACGTCGTCCAGGGTTTCAAAACCTGGTTGTCGACAGCAAATGTGACGAAGGTGCTTGGGAATGAACACTAAACTGTTCACTCTCATCACATCTCTCGTTTCACTGCTCTGGGATGCGTTCCAGATGGTTAGGAACTATCATGCAGATGCCGTGCAAACGGCACTGTATGCTACTCCGCCATCGAGGGGCTCCAGAATGAGTCCGCCTGAAAAGGCGGACACGACTGGGGGCTCTCCTTCTGGAAAGGGGTAAAACATGTTGGACGCTATATGGTCCATATTGTTAGACACCTTCCAGCTTGTGGCTCACATCTTAATTGATATCGTCAACAAGCTCTTGCCTGTTGCCTGATATCAAGTGAGCGGGGGGGGACCTATTCTCATAGGTCTCCCCCTTGCTGTCGTCTGTGGCTGAGTGCCCACTGGCGATCATGCCAGTGGGGAGGTGAACTCCGTGGCTGGATGCTAACCCCCTAGTATGGAGGAAGCATGAAAAGCCACGAAAGTACCCTCCTCGAGTTAGCGGTAAACGTCATTAAAGACGTTACCGCAATGTGTGTCGCTAACGAGTCAGCCGATCGGGACATCGATGTTCTGATGTCACGGGTCAAACACGAAGGGTTATCGTTTCTTATGATAACTCTTCCGACGTTCGGTGCAGACTTCGAAAGTTGTCTGCGTTACGAACGCGTAGACTCAAAGTATTTCCTAGGTTTTAGGAAATACCGAAGAATCCCCGCATTCCTGCGAGGTATCTTCAGTCTAGTGTTTGATGCTGATACTGGACGGATGTTGAACAAACCATCAGTTTCAGCTATTAAGGGTATTAGGCAAATCGCCTTTACCTTTAAAAAGATGAAGCTGGCCTGTTCCCCGAAAAGGGTTGACAGGGCTTACGCTGGTTATGTTCAAGATGAGCGCGACCTTTGTGAGGCCTTGGCTCTAAGTGACATTGACGATTTCGTCAAAGTCTCGGACCTGTGCTGGGATTTTCTGTCCTATGATCGGCTCGCGCCGACATTTGACACTATCCCAAAGCATGGGCCAGGAGCTACTGCCGATCGGATTGTCGGAAACGACAAATACCGATTCGTCAGTTGGCACGACCGTCTCGATCAGTACTTCCCGATGGATGCGTTTGCGATGGCGAATGCCAACGCTTGCGAGTCCGCGGGATTCGAGAGACTTACGGTCGTTCCTTCGGAAGACGAGTTGCCCGTAAGGGTGATCGTCGTTCCAAAGACTCAAAAAGGGCCCCGTATCATTGCAATAGAGCCTACGTGTATGCAATATACACAACAAGCTCTATCTCGTCTCCTCGTTCAGGAGATCGAGGGTGCGCGGTTAACACGTGGTCATGTGAATTTCACTGATCAGTCTGTTAATCGCTCACTGGCACTGATTTCCTCGCAGAATGGTCTGATGGCAACATTAGACCTTTCTTCGGCGAGTGACAGAGTACCTTTGTCACTTGCGATCCGCATGTTCGACTCGAACCCTGAATTACAGGGCGCGATTCTTGCGTGTAGATCGAGGGAGGCGCAATTACCCTCAGGTGTAAGATTATGCCTGAGGAAATTTGCGTCCATGGGGAGTGCTCTGTGTTTCCCAATCGAGTCGATGTACTTCTACACGATCTGTGTAGCGGCTCGTATTAAGAAACACAACCTTCCAGTGACGCCGCGAAACGTCTTTCGGATGTCTCGCGACGTCTACATCTATGGGGACGATATTCTCGTACCCACAGATGATGCGACTGCTGTTGCTGATCACCTGCAAAAGTACTATTGCAAGGTGAACATGCCTAAGTCTTTCTGGACTGGGAAGTTCAGAGAGTCTTGTGGCATGGATGCATTCGACGGCGAGGAGGTTACACCTACCTACGTCCGAACAATGCCTCCTAGCAACAGGCGTGATGCTAGTGCGATTGTTTCATGGGTTGAGACTAGTAATCTACTCTACAAGAGTGGTTACTGGCTCACCAGCTCGCTCCTCCTTAGGGAGTGTGAGCAACTTTTGGGTACTTTACCAATCGTTGGAAACAATTGTGCTGGCCTCGGCAAGGTATCATTTCAGCGGATTTACTCTATCGAAAGATGGAGTAAGTCATACCAATGCCCCGAAGTACGGGCATGGGTCGCTAGCCCAGTTTATCGCACAGATAAGCTGGACGGATACCCTGCTCTGCTCAAGTGCTTACTTCAACTAGAGTCTCGGCGTTCACCCGAGGCCGAAGTTGACGAAAAACACTTGAACAGGACCGCACGGCACGGCGCCGTCACACTCAAACGCCGGTGGCTCCGCCCTTACTAAGGGCGGGGGGTGGCTGAAAAGCCACGAG